CGAGAGCAGGCTCGACACGAGCGGCATGACGGCTGCGACTACTTCGCCGATAAGGCCGACGATCATGCCCAGGGCCGGCGCCAGCGTCGCGAGCAGGCTCGAGAAGACCGGGCCCAGCGTGCCGAGCGCGCCGGTGATGACCGGGAGGAGCTGCGAGACTGCGCCGCCGAGCGTGGCGAAGATCGGTGTCAGCGAGGAGCCGATCAGAGTGACGAGGCCCATGAGCTGGCCCTGCAGCTCTGGCGAGCTGGCGATGAGGGCGCCGAGCAGGCCGATGATGAGGCCGACGGGGCCGAGCGCGACCCGGAAGAGGGGCGCGATCTTGCCGATGGTCGCCATGACCGGCGCGAACGCCGTCGCGAGCTTGCTGCCGATGCCGAGCAGCGGCAGGAAATTCAGGGCGAGCCCGCCGACGACCGCGCCAATGGGCGCCAGGTAGGGGGCAAGTGTCGAGAACGCGCCACCGACCCCAGCCATGGCGGACTGTGCGGTCTCGCGCATCGTGAAGAGGAAGTCGACGAAGCCGCTGTCTTCCTGCAGCCCGGCGAAGGGTTTGAAGTCGCCCTTGCCGAGGATCGAGTAGATGCCGGCGGCGACGTCGATGACTGTCTCGATGCCGGTCTCAGCGCCGGTGAGGGCGGGCCCGAGGACGCTGATGAGGATGGACGCGAGGCCGGAGATGGCGGGCACGAGGGCCGCGCCGATGCGAGTCTTGCCGTCCTCCCACATGGCATTGAGGACTTGCTGCTTGTGGGAAAGGGTGTCGGCTTCGCTGGCGAAGTTGCCGTGCGCGTCGGCCGTATGGTCCATAATGATGGCCAAAGTTGCAGCTTGGTTGGCCTCGGCCGACAGCGCGCCGCCGACCTTCGTAAAGCCGAGTTCGGCGGCCTTCGCGTCGACGCCAGCCTGGTTCAGGCTGACGCCGTACTTCTCGATCGGGTCGCGCTCGCCCTTCAGGGCGGAAGACAGCGCGCCGACAGCGTCCGCGGTCGAGCCGCCGAACATCGACGACAGGTCGGCGCCGAGGCCGATGAGGTTGTTGGTCTTGGGGGCGAGCTCGTCCATCGCCGTGCCCCCGTTTTTCAACTGGGTGCCGATGAGTGTTCCGAGCTCGGCGTATTCGTTCTTCGTCAGGCCAACCGACGTCGCCGCGGTGGAGGCCCAGTCGAGCATCTGAGGCGCGGCGCTCTTGAAGACGGTCTCGATCGCGCCGACGCTCTGCTCGAGGTTGGCGGCGCCCTGGACGGCGTCCTTGAAGAAGCCTCCGACGCCGACCGCGGCGAAGAGAGCACCGGCACCGGCGGCGAGCTTGCCGACGGAGGGCATGAGGCCCTTGCCGAACAGGCCGCCGCCGTCGGCACCGGCGCGGCTCATGGCGGGGTTAACTTCGCCGGAGAGCGCCGAGCCGAAGCCCTTAGCTGAAGGAATAATGGTCCTTCGCTAAGTCAATGTCGCGAAACCGACATTGCTCATTTGACCACCCCACAATCTGCGCACATGCGCGTTTGGGTGCCGTCAGGCACGCAGTTTGGGCACGACAAAGGCCCCCTCCCGAGGTGGGAGAGGGCCTTTGTCGTCTTGGTCAGCGCGAGCGGCGCTGGCGCATGTATTCGTCTGGAGTGCGGGTGTGTTTTTCCATGTTGCACGCGGCGCAGGCAGGGACGAGGTTTGCTATCGCGTGAGCGCCACCTCGCGCGAGAGGCACAGCGTGGTCGTCGTGCTCGTAGGTCCCGCCGCAGTAAACACAGCCGAACAGCTCTCGCTCGACGTACGAGTCCCAGAGCTCGCGACGTGTGAACCGTTCGTAGTGAGCGTCAAACTGTCGGGCGCGACGAATGCCGTGGTCTGGTCTGCCGTGTTCGGCCCGGTGCTTGCGCACCCGCGCCACGGCCTCAGCTCGAAACTGCGGACCCTGCTCGCGATACGCCGTGCGGTACTCGGCGTTGCGACACGTCTTGCACCGCGACTGCCCCTTGTGGAAGTCGGTCACAGCGTCTTGCACCACGCGGCAGCCGGGGCACAACTTCGAGGTCATTGTTTGACCTCCAGCCGTGCGCGCTGCTCTTCGAGTCGAGCGCGGAGGCTGGCGTAGCGCGTGCTGGCGCTCTTGGGCTTGGGCAGTGCGGGGTGGGGCTTGCCGGTCCACGCGGCCCAGAGGTCGGCGATGAGGATGGCCTCGACCGTCCAGTCGGGGTTGACGTCGGCGTGCTTGCGGGCCGTCGCGGAGTCGGCGGGGAGCCGGGAGACGAGTACAGACAGGCGGCGGAGGGAGAGCTCGCCGCGCCAGTAGGCCGCGAGGTCGACGCCGTAGAAGCGCTGCAGGTCGGCTTCTACGACGTCGGCGTCGTCGCGGAGTAGCGCGACGAGCTCACTCAATTTCCCGAGATGCCGAGGGCGCTCTGGAGCTCGACGACGAGCTCCTGGAAGGTGGCGACGGTGGGCTTGGTCGCCCGGAAGGCGGCGATCTGGTCGTCGCCGAGGACGAGGCGGAGGAAGGTGGCAACCTTGCCGTCTTCGAACGCCTCGAGGGCCTCGAAGGGCCACTGGCTGGTCGGCGCGACGCTGTAGTCGATGCCGGCGAAAGTGAAGGGGACGTGCTCGCCGAGTGCTTCGGCGGCGGTGGGGCTCTTGCGTGCGGTCATGCGGGGTTCTCCTAGCGCGGGTCGGAAAGGTGCGCGGGCATGGGTGTGAGACGAGGGAGCGTCCCGCGCGGACGCTCCCTCGCCGGTTCAGGGGAGGGCTAGACGACGGCCGTCGGGTCGGTCTCGACGGTGGTGTAGAGGGTGCCGTCCTCCTCGGGGAAGATGAGGACGGTGATCTCGTAGACCGTGGGGTCCTCCTCGCCTTCCTTGACCTCGCCGATCTCGGAGACCTCGGCGTGCTTGACGATGCGGCGCTTGGTGCGCCCGCCGTCACGCAGCTCGAAGCCGATGGCGAAGGCGTCGGTCGTCGGGACGACGATGCGCGAGGTGCGCACGCCGCCGACGGTGATGCGCTCGGAACCGGGGTTCACGAGGCGGAAGGTGGCCTTGTTGTCCTCGAGCGCGACTAACTTGAAGGTGCGCTTGTGCTTGGACTTCGTGCGGCGGTAGAGGATGCCACCCCAGGCGTACGACTCGGAGGTGTCCTCGTCGCGGCCTTCGGTGAAGCCCTCGCCGCCGTCGAGGAGGCCAGCGGCCTCCCAGGCAGGGCCCCAGGCGGTGGAGACGTCGTCGGGGCCTTCGGTGTCGACGGCTGCGATGTAGACGTCGGCTCCCTGCCACTGGGCGGTGTTCTTGGCTTCTCCCATGGGAGTCGCTCCAATCAGTCGAGTTGCTCCGGCACGAGCCGAGCGGTGAGGGTGAGGTAGGAGAGGGGCTCTCCCGTGTCGGGGTCCTCGGTGGGGAGGGGGCCCGTGCGGTCGCCGAAGCTGCGTACGCCGGGGGCGTGGGCGCCGAGGAGAAGTGCTTCGCAGAGGCGGGCGAGCGCGAAGCCGAGGCCCTCGTCGCGGTGCCAGATGGAGAGGCGGACGGCCTGCTGACCGTTGAGGCGTGGCGTGCGGCTCGAGCCGTCGACCTGGACACGCACGTAGGGGCGCGGGCCTTGGGGGTCGGCCGGCTTCGTGCTCACCGTGACGCCCTGGGCTTCTGGCTCGGGGCGGGCGGCGAGGAGCGTGCGGAGGACGTCGCGGGTGACGAGCCGGGCGTCAGGGAAGACGAGGCCGGTCACTTCTTGCTCCTGACCTCGAGGCCGGCAGCCGCAGCGGCCTTGCTGAGCGTGCCGTGCTTGGCTTCCATGCCGAGGCCTGCGGGGTGTGCAAGCGTCACGCCGGCGGCGGCACGGTCGGTCGTGTACGTGTCGACCTTCACAGGGAGTGGCTCGCCGCTGCGGACCGTCTCAGAGACGTTGCTGGCGACGCTGTCGGCGGTGTCGGCGACGAGGGCGGCGACGTCAGCGGACTTCAGCACCTCGAGGATGCCGGGGCTGTCGAGGCGGAGCTGGTTGCGGGCCATGGGGCTCCTCTCAGGCAGTGAAGCGGACGAGCTGGGCGGAGGTGAAGGTGCCCATGGACTCGCTGCGGCGGACGACGGGGTCGCCGTCGACGCGCCACACCTCGCCGGAGATCTCGACGCGGTCGTCGCGGTGCAGGTCGGCGGCCGAAGGGACGAGCAGGAGGCGCTCGCCTTCGGTGAGTCGGGTGACGACGCCGTCCTTCTCGGACGACGTGACGTCGTGGACGACAGCGCCGCGGAGCCGCTGCCGCTCCGGCTCGTCCCAGGACTCGACGGGGTCGCCGTCGTAGTCGAGGGCCGTGCCGGGGCGGAGGCGGTAGACCGGGCGCGCTCGGGTGGGGCGCGCGAGGCTCACGGCACGTCCTCCAGCTCGACCCAGGGGAGGGCTTCTCCGACGACACCGGTGAGGGCGTCGACGGAGACGAGGTGGACGACGCCGTCGATGACGGCGTTACGCGGCTCGGGGGGCTGGCTCACGTCGTGTCTCCTTCCCCGTATGCACTGGGCGTGCGGATGGTGCCGACGAAGCCGCCGGAGCGGCCCGTCGCGGCACGGCGGACCTGGGCGATCTCGCGGGCGGTCAGGTAGACGCCGGACGTCTCCGTGTTGCCGACGGTGTGCTCGCCGTAGGTCTCCTGGGCGATGCCCTGCGGGTTCTCGTACTCGCGGCGGGCGGCTTTGAGGACGACGAGGTGGACGACGTCGGGGGCGTCGAGCTTCCAGGCCGTGGCCTTGGAGGTGGCGACCTCGGCGAGCACAAGCGCGGTGGCGTCTTCGAGGGCCGCTACGGCGCCGGCGAGGTCTTCCTCTTCTAGGGAGCCCTCCGGGACGCGGAGGCGCCGCTCGAGCTCGGCGACCGGGGGCGGGAGCAGGTTAGGCACTCGGTCTCCTCTCGGGAGGCGGTGAGGAGGGAGCCGGGGTGAGCGGCTCCCTCCTCAGTCGACTACTCGCCGGCGGGTTCGGCGTCGGACGTCGAGATGCGGATGGCGGCGCCGTTCGGCACCTCCGTCACCTTCACCGTGCCGAGCGCGTAGTCCCGCTCGACGCGGAAGAGCGGCATCGCCGTGACGCCGGCGAAGATCGACACGAGCGATCGGTCGACGGTGAACTTGGCGTCGTAGTCGCGGAGGTAGCGCAGGGCGTAACCGTTCGCGCTCACGGTCTCGCCGAACGTGGCACCTTCGGGGACCTTCGGGGCCCGGACGGCGAGGGTGAAAGCGTTCTTGTGGAACGCGACGATCTGGTCCTCCTCGAGGCGGGTCGACTCGACGACCGTGAAGCCGCGCACGAGCCCCACCTGCGCCTCGCGGAGAGCCGCGGGCGAGTCGGACTGGCTCGCGTCGGTGATCGCTTTGGCGTCCAGGAGGTCGGCGTACACGGCCGTCCCGACGACGGCGACGAGGCCGCTCGCGGGGACGTTCCGCTGACGCAGGGTCGCGCGGATGCGGGTGAATGCCGAGACCGGGTCGGTGCGGTCGTAGGCGATGGAGGTGTCGAGGGGGACCGCGCGCAGCTTCTCGGCCACCAGGTGCTCGAGCTTGTCGACGACGGCCTCGACCTGCGGGGCCAGGACGCGGGATGCGAAGTCGTCGATGCGGAGGCTCACGTCGCCCTCGGAGAGGTTGATGGCGCTGTAGGCGTGCGTGGTGAGGCTCACCGGCACGGTCTTCTCTGTGAGGTCGTCCGTCTCGATGGCGGCCTGGGTCTCGTCGATGTCGCGATCGCGGGCGATCAGAGCCGGCCCGACGCGCACGTCAACGGTCTTGCCGAGCGCGGTGGCGATGTCGGAGTCGTAGTCGCGCGAGATGAGCGCGGTGAGGACGGAGTCTTCCTTCGCCAGCTCAGCGGCGACGGCGGCGACCTGCGCCGGGGTGTAGAGGGAGTTCGGCATGTGGCCGGGTCCTTTCAGGAGGGGCTAGCTGCGGGCCTTGGCGGCGATCGCGGCGGGGTCAAAGGGCTCGGCGACATCGCCGCCGTGTCCAGGAGTGAGTGTCAGGTCGGGCTTCGGCTTGCCGGGGAGCTCCGGCTTCGCGTCGGCGTCCGGCTTGGGTTCGCCGTCGGGCTGGGGGTCGGCGTCCGGCTTCGGATCGTCGGCCGCGGGAGCCTTCGGCTGACCGACCTTCGACAGGCGCTCGGCCTTGGCGAGGATCTCCTCCTCGGTGTCGCCGGAGAGGAAGTCGACGAAGTCGTCAGAGACCGTGGGGTGCTTGCGCAGTGCGCGCTCGACCCAGAGGGCCCGCTCGGCCTTGTCGGCGCGGTCCTTCTCGGTCTCGCCCGCGGTGGCCTTCGTCTCAGCTTCCGTCAGCGCCTGGCGGGCGGTAGCGAGGTCGGCCTGCAGGGTCGTCTTGTCGCCGCGGAGGTTCTGGACGAGTGTCCAGGCCTTCGCCTCGTCGAAGTCGTCGCCCCAAGGCTTCTTCTGGTCGTTGGTGTCGGTCATGCGTGTTCCTCCTGGGAACGAAAGAGCCCCGGGCCTGCCGGGGCTGAGATGTTGGAGTGGGGCTACGCGGTGGGCGTCAGCTCGGCGAGCTTCGCCAGGACGGCGGCCGTCTGCGCTGCGTCAGCGGCGGGGATGATGCCGCCGGAGTGGATGGAGACCTCGAGGTCGAACTCGCGGTCGTTGCCGATGTAGGACGGGTAGCCGTAACGCCGGACGGCGTAGGGCAGCTCCTCAGGGGTGAGGACCTTGGCGTGACCGGGGCCGACGACACCGATGCCGCGGCCGGGGGACTGGATGAGCTTCATGTCGGGCTCCTCGGGGGTGGGAACGGCGGCGACCTTGGCGGCCACGACGCTCGGGATGGTCTTGGGGGCACGGCGCGGGTCGAAGGCGCCGTGCCAGAGCTCGCCGGCGATCTCGAAGAAGATGCCGAGCGGCGGGCCGAGGCGGTGCAGCGCGCGTTGGACGGGCGTGCCGCGGTACCCCGCGCCTGCGCCGAAGTCGACGGCGTTGCCGGCGACGTGGAAGGCACGGGCGTCGTCCGGCGGCCAGGCCGGGTTGAAGCCGGGCCGGTTGCGGTTGACGTAGAGGTAGTTCTGCCGCGCCCAGGTGCGTGTCGCCTCGGTGATGAGGTCGTCGTAGCTGGCACCGGTCTCGCGCGAGACGGCGCGAAGGAGCGCGTCGAAGTAGGGCCAGGCGTTGGCGTTGATGGTCTGTCCGCGCGTGCCGAGGGCGCGCTGCGGGCCGGGCTTGTTGGCGATGGCAGCCTCCTAGG